ATTTTACTACGCTCACTGTCCCTTGTACGATCTTCCGCGCTCCAAACTCCATAGTATATCCTTTCATATTCATCCCACTTGGTTTCATAATTAGTATCCCTCCAGTCTCTCCACCTGTCACAGTGTTCAACTACAAACGATACTATCTCTCTATCACTCTGAGTTACTTCTTCTTCCTCTGATGTGAATTCTGTTTCTGCGTATTGTTCAGCCATATTTAATATCCTGATATAATGTCTAAGGGTTCGTAATCATCAAAATCATCTTCAAAGTATACTGCTGCATTAGCTATGTGAGCTATTAGACTCACTGAATCAACCATGTCATCATGCACACCAGTGGTAGGAAAGTTAAGTAACTCATCTTTAAACTCTCTTACCCAATCACCATCACAGAGTTCTACTTGCCTGTGTTCAAACCTACCTTGCAACGCACCGACAACTCTGTCTATCTTACTCTTATTGCCTAGTTTTATCTCTTCTATTCTGGGATACACATTTTGCTTTAACATCATCTCTGTTAAGTAAGGTGTTAACGCTCGCATCAAAGAACCTTTTTCTATTCCAATTACTTGAATGCCGTATAATTGGACATGATCTAGGATTCTCTCGCATACCTCTTTAATATCCCACCTTCCTGCATCAACCTTATCTACCCACCACTTGTTGTCATCACCTACCTTAACAATAGCTATAGACGTTTGGTCTAGGTACTTCTTCTTGTTGCTGGCTTGCTTTGATACGTTCTCAAAACCTGCCAAGTCAACAGCCATATAATAAGTACCGTACTCTGGCTCATCGTCTTTATCTTTTACTATTACCCAGTCTTCTTTAAATATCTCTGACTGTGGTGCTTCAAAACTAGCCATAAACTCCTGCCTGTATGCAAACGTAGACATGGTGTTCTTTGCTATCTCAATCTCTTCTTTATCTAGCAGTGGATTATCAAAGCTAGTAAAGTGCCAGGACTTCCAGTCTTTAGTCTCTGGCTTACCACTCTGTCCCATCTTGTAGATGTCGTAGAAGTGATTACGTCCCTTCGGTGTACCTATAAATATACAGTGACCCTTCAAGTCAGCTAACGCTGGTCTAAGAATCTGCTCAAACACTGTAGGTTTAATATCTGCATACTCGTCGAGTACAACAAACTTTAAAGCTACACCTCGCATTGTCTCTGGTCTATCTGCTCCCTTTAACGATATGATAGAACCATTAATCAATGTTAACTGCATATTGTTTACATGGCTGTTTGCTATGACCGGATTACCTAACTCCAGTAGCTGTTGCCACATAATGTCCCTAGCCTGTTGCTGAGTAGGGGCTACATACCAAACATGACCCTTATCAGCCTCTAACGCAGACACTATCAGTCTCCACGCAGCCATTCTACTCTTACCTGTCCTACGACCAGCAGCTATGACTTTAAATCTAGCTGGATCAGTCCAGACCTCCTGTTGCCAGGGAAGTAAACTAATCTTCAGGTCTGACATCTACAGTCTCAAACTCTACATCAGTTATATTCTCATCGACAACTTCAGCTTGCTTATCGCCTACCATTGATATCTGAATGTTGACACTGCCTCTACCTGCATCCTTACCCTTTTCAAAATACGACATAGGTAATACACGGTCAATACACATTTTAAGACACGCTACCTGATCTTTATCGTCATCATCAAGTGCTTTCTTAATGATTGTGTTAATAACTGTCTCACCGCTAGTAGCTAATAGCCTTGCATGAAACTCTTTAATCCTAGCCGTTTCTCCTGGAGGACGACCAACCTTATTTCGTTTCTTTTTTGCTTCAACTTCAGTCTTTCGAGGTCTACCTCTACCGCGTTTTTTAGGCTGAGGATCTTCAAGGGACATAAAAGTTTATCCTTTCAGGTCTATTAGTAACTATAAAAGCTATACAGTGTTAAGTTGTTTTATTTTTACTATGATTATTACATGGACCATATAGTTTTCTCTTACACCTGTATAGTGGGGTTGAGTGTAGCATACTTTTAGGCTTTTGTCAAGCATTATTTACCTTTGCAGGACTACTCTTTTTAGTTCTAAATGTTCACTATATGGTTCATATCATAAACCATTAATTCTAAATGTCTTTTTTCTACATAGTTACTCTTTAATTTATGCAGTATTATGCCTATTTTAGCTCTTTTTTGTGTCTGTTAAGGTATCTATAGGTTGCTAGCGTCAGCCCGGACCCCTCCCCCAGTACTTACTAACCTATATAAAACACATCGTGTGTTCTAAATAGAAAACACTGTGTGTTCTAAATAGAAAACACTGTGTGTTCTAAATAGAAAACACTGTGTGTTCTACATATAAAAAACACTATGTGTGCTATATAGAAAACATTGTGTGTTATAGGGTACTGTCGAGACTGCGGGAAAGTGTGAGGCGCTTCAGTACCCTTTAGCCAATATAAATAGTCTAGGGAGTACCGATAAAAAACAGAGAGGGGGTACGCAATGTCACACAATTGCCACAATCTAGACTTTACAGCGCCACAATTAGAGGGTAATTTATAACCGTCGGGAAACTGATCCGACATAACCAATATAAGGAAAGCACAATGAAAAAGCAGATAACACTAAAAAAGAAAATCGAAGGAAAAGACTCTATCGAGTGGCAGTTTGTTTGGTTTAAAAAAATAGACCTTCGCGGCGGTGAAAATTGTCAAGAAAAGCAGCTTATTACTTTCGAGGAATCAACCGACGAATCGCATTTAGAATGTTGGATCGTTGACGCTGAATCCGATGACTTGATCGATCATGATTCTATAGCCGTAAATACTCGCGGGAAAATTGATCTTGATTCCTTAATGGAGTCAGTATCGGACTGTTTGCGCGAAATGGGTTTCCAGGCTAACTGATGAGACTTTACGAGTCGAAACCGTCCATGCTAGTATCGGGCGGTCTTAGTCAAAAAACACTAATGAAAGGAAAGCACAATGACATTAAAAGATTTTTGGAATATAGAAAGTTCTTTCGGTTTACTACCTCAACTAAAAGAGGCACTTAAAACTAATAATATTAAATACATTATGAACAGGTTCAAAGTACACGGAAGAGATCACGATTTCGAATCTACCGAAAATTTAGTTCTAATCTTAAAATATTTAGTTAAAAGAGGGGAGGTAGCATAGTGATACGATTATCTAAAGCTTCAAAAATGCCGTGCCGGTCGTGGTCCTTAGAAGCATTAACAACATGTCCGGCTTCAAAAAAATCTAATGGCGAATTAGTTGACGCGTGTAAGGGATGTTATGCGACTACAGGCAATTATAGATTCCCGAATGTCAAAGCACCACGCTTAGAGAATCAAAAAGATTGGAAGCGCGCGGAGTGGGTCGCGGATATGGTCCAACAATTAGATAATGATCGCTATTTTAGATGGTTCGACAGTGGCGATATGTATTCCTTGCGTTTAGCTGTAAAAATCTATGAAGTAATGAAGCTCACGCCGTGGGTTAAACATTGGATACCTACACGAATGCACAAGTTCGCTAAGTTTAAAACGATTATAGAGCATATGAAAGCATTGCCTAACGTATCCGTTAGATTGTCAAGCGATAGCGTTACAGGTGAATATGAAGCTCACCACGGGAGTACAATCATTCCAGAGGGTAACACCATTCCTAATGGCGTGTCAGTGTGTCATGCTTACGATAACGCGGGTAAGTGTGGGACTTGTCGTAAGTGTTGGGATAAATCTATTGCGGTTATCGGATACATCGCTCACGGTAAGAAAATGCAGAAAGTCATTAACATAGCGAAAGGGTAAACAATGAGACACATTGAAGATTTAGAATTTGAGTTGAATGCGTGTTTAGATCGTGCTAGAAAGATTAAAGATGTAGCGCTTGAAAATGGTTTATTGTTTTCACTACTCACATTAAACGAACTAGAAAAGACATTGAAGAAAGGGGGCGAAGATGAAAACCTATAAGGTATCTGTATCTGCGGAGTATGAGAAATTAATTAAAGCGGAAGATCGTGAGAAAGCTCTGGACATTGTGGAGAATGACGGCTTCAGTGACTGGGGGAGTTTTCACCAAAGTATTGAGGCGGTTGAAATACAAAAAGATCAAGCAATCGAGAGAGCCGAGGCGCGGACAATTGAAGCGATGGGTAATCCGTTTGTTAAACAATCAAACGGAGATTACTTATTCACTGACGAAGCGCAAGATGTTTTCAATACCTACCTAGATGAGGAGCTAAGCAAATGAAAGGGATGATTTTTCTGTTGTCATTGTTAGCACTGGCTCATATGGGGATAATGCTCTGGATGTGGTCTCATGCTATCTGACGAACAGCGTCAGCAAAGACGCGAACAGTTGATGAAAAAGCATCGTAAAGCGCGGGGCGGTTTTGTTTACACGACACAGAGCAGGTTGCGTACCCTGTATGATTTGTATAAGATCGATCCCGCACTAGATTTATTTTTATTTAAACGAAGAGAAAGGAAAGTAAAATGACATGGTTAGATTATATCCCAAAGCATGGATCACCTAGAGACCGAGGGAGTGCTGACGCTTACTACTGGCGTCCGGCTAACCCACACTGGTATCCAGATGGTACGGGTAGAGGCATCAGAATTGAAGAAGCTGACATGACCCTTGAAGAGATAGCAGAATATCGCGAAGGCTATGAGAATGAAACCGAGAGAAAGGATTGGGGCTAATGGAATTTAATATGAGAGAAACTCAACCAATAAGTATCAAGGAATTAAAACGTAGGCTTGAATCTGTGGGCTTGTATTTTGATGAGGTGGATAGTGGTATCGAAGGTCAAGTTTGTTTAGTTTTTGATACTGATGACGAGGAGTACTGGGATGAATAAAGACTTAGAGAAAACCAAGCAATCCTTGATCGACTTGTTGTCGCAGGGCATCAATCCATTCGGGAAGCCTGACCCAGACTGTAACAAGTGCGAGTTGGTTGATGATGACGAAGATGGTGTGGAGTTTTATTATTGT